GCCGCGGGCCTCACCGCCGGCTCGGGCACGTATCGCGTCGTCGGCATCGCCGAGGAGGCGTTCGTCGACGGCCAGCTTGTGCGCACGCGTCCCACGTTTGGGACGGTGACGGTTTAATCCCATCGCAGAAAAGAAAACGAATCTATGCCCAGTTTATCCGAAATCACTTCCAGTCCGATGCTGAGGGAATTCGCGCAGGGCGCGGCGCAATCCGCCGTGCAGCCTGTCGCCGATTTCCTCGCGCCGACCGTGGAGGTGCCCAGCAGCATCGGCCGCTACAAAATCTACACGGAAAAGAACCGCTTCCTCCCGCCGGACACCGCCCGCGCGATCGGGGGCCGCGCCACCGTGCTGAGTTTTGATGCGACCGATTCCACTTACAATTGCCAGCCGAACGCGCTCGATTTCCCCATCGATTTTCTCGAGCAGATCGAGGAAGCCGCGCTGACCAACGCGCTGATGGAAGGTGCGACCATCGTCGCCGAAGTCGCCGCGCTCGCGCATGAGCAGAACGTGATCAACACCGCGCTGGCCTCGACCACGCCGGGCGCGATCGCGAAGACCTGGTCCGGCTCGAGCGGCACGGACCCGATCGACGACCTCGACCAGCAGATCCTCAATGTCATCAAGGCCGCACGCTATGGCTCGCTCATGGGCGTCGGCGTGCTTTTCGGCGCGGGAGCCTGGCGCCTCTTCAAGAATGCGCCCAACGTGCGCAGCCGATTCGTGGCGGCGGGGGACTACGCCATCCCGAACGTCACGCCGGCGCAGGCGACGACGCTGCTCGTGGGCAATCCCGAGGTGCGCACGTCGTACATGGTGGTCGACACGACGAAGGAGGGCCTCGCGCCCAACGTGCAGTTCCTGCTCGACCAGTCGGTGCTCGTCTTCGCGCGCCTGCAGAATCCCACGCGGCGCGATCCGTCGTTCATGAAGACGTTCCGGCTCATGGGCAACTACATGGTGCCGGGCTCGTACGTGCGCGATGACGGCCGCGTCGAGGTGGCGAAGTTCGACTGGAGCGAAGCCATCGCGATCACCAACCAGAGCGCCGCGCAGCTCATCACCGTTTCCTAAACTCTGTGCCGTTAACGTCCGATCCGTTAACGGCCACGACTCAAATCATCATGGCTTGGATAATTCCTGCTGAATCCGATGTGCTGACGGTTCTCTCCGAGGCCGAACTGGCCACGTATCGCGCGGCGGCACTGGCCTCGGGCCAAAGCGATCCGCTGGCGCCGACGTTGGCGCAGGTGGTCGACCTGGTGCGCGGCTATGTCGGCGCGTACCGGCCGAACACGCTCGGTGCGCCGGGCACGATCCCGCAAAAACTGCTCGCGCCCGCGCTGGACCTCGTCGCCGTGCGGCTGCCACAACGCGTCGGTGTCTCGCCGAAGGATGTGCGGCAGGCCGCCGCGGCTCAGGCGGTGCGGCTGCTCGAGCGCGTCGCGTCCGGCGAATTCAACATCGAAGAGCCCGCGGAGGCAACGGATGAAATCACTTCAGCTCCGTCGCCGACGATCTCCGCGCATCATCCACGATTCTCGCGGCGGGACGAGGAAGGCGTGTGATCGTCCTGCTCAATACCAGAAGTGAAACGTCAGAAGGATGGCTCCGGTGATCAGGCCAAACCCGACAATGAGGATTCCGGTTGCCGGATGCCGCATCGAAAGGATCACGCCCTTTACAAAGAGCAGCAGGAAAATCACGCCATACACGATGCTGGCGACCAAGGGGTGAGCCTTCGTGAACTCCGCCAGGAATAGATAAGTCAGCGCGTCCGTAGCCTTCCAGGCGGCGGCAAACGCGGTGCCCAGCAAAAACAGACAATAGGCAGCGGTCAACATCCTCATTCCGTCCACCTTTCAAACGATTCGAATCTCATGTCTAGCATTCTCACTTCCATCCAACAAGAAATCGCCGACTGTCTCCTGGCCGATCCGTTCTTCGCGAACATCCCGGTGCTGGTGGAGCAGCCGCGCGATGTCGGGTACGAGCTGGAGCGCAGCGTGGCACAGGCGTCGACGTTTGGCGTCGTGCGCGTGCCGCAGGCGCTCGTCTCTGCGCCGACCGCGCCGGGGCCGTACTTCGACCCGGTGGAAATCGCCGTCCGCTTTTGCGAGAACGTGCCGGTTTCCACGGGGCCGCACGCGCTTGAGGTGGCGGAAACCGCGCTGGCGCTGCTGCACCTGTTCCGACCCGTGACGATCAACGAGGTCATCTCCGCCGCGCCGACCGCGCTGAAGGCGGTGACCGTGCCGAACGTCGTGGCGTACGAGATCTACGTGCGCACGCAGGCGGGCGCGAGCTACGCCGTGCCGCAGCTCGATGCGCCGGGGATCACCGCGACGGGCACTTCGGTGCCGCAGACCGTCGGGCTTTCGAGCGATCAACCGGGCGCGGCGATTTACTTCACGCTCGATGGCTCGCAACCCGCTCCGCGCGGGCCGACGGCGATGCTGTACTCCGCGCCGTTTGTGGTGAGCGAGGCGTGTTTGTTGCGCGCGCGGGCGTGGCTGGCCGGTTACACCGCGAGTGATGAGGCGCGGATGAACTTCAGCTGATTGGACAGGAGGAACATGAAGGACATGAGGCTGGGCAATGGAGTTGGGGAACGACGAGCGCTAATGCTGCAGATGGAAGGGACCGGAGAACAAATTCGAGAAGGCAATCCAGCTTGCACAGACGAGCAGGATGAGACTGAGCATGAGCAAGCGGAAAGTACGCTGAGAAGTCGCCTCCAAGGTGAGGCGCCAGTGTTGAGCGAATATCCAATAGGAGCATACGGCGCTCAATACCCCGAGAGATCCAAGAAGCGGTCCGGCAAAATTCCAAAATGTTCCGTTTGTGCTGTCAAAAATCAGACTCGGCGGCAAAAGCAGAACACAAAGCAATTCCGCAGCGAGTCCGAGCGGAAGCAAGAGGCAAAGCAGCAAACCACCCGTCAGGCCAGCGATAGGGAACATGAAAAATTGGGAGATGTCCGCGCCTTGGCCTCCTTGAAGGACCGTGCCGAGAAACGACATGATGATTGCCGGCCCGAAACAGCTGCCAAGATAGATAGCCCACCACCAGCGTTTGCGAATCTTAAGCGGGGGAGCGGGCGCTTCCGCCGATGCGGGCGTGGGATCGGACTCGCTCACGATGAAATTGGTTTAGCGCTGAGACGGAGGGCTGGCAATGCAGCGGTAGCCGTCGACCGCCGGGCGACGGGCTCGGTGATGATCGCGGACCCGAAACGCGATTGCGAGTACCAGCTCGCCCCGCGCCCGGCGGTCGCGGGCTACCGCGCTTCGCGCAGGGGACAGGGAGTCACCGGCGGTCATAGACCGCCGCTACATTTATAGAATGCGCGGAGGCGCGAATCATATGCCGATTACACGAACAACTTTATTAGCGGGGCCGGCGACGGCGACTTTTGGCGGGCGCACGTTTGTGGCGCGCGATGGGATTCTGGTTACGCCGGCGCTGGAGCTGGAGGCGGTCGATTCGGATGCCCAGGGCGTCCTGGATGCGACGGCAACAGTGGCGCCGGTGGCGATCAAGTTTACGCCGCAGGCGGGTCTTGCGGATTTGCTGGCGCTGTATCCGTTTTTGGAGGGTGCGCCGGGGACGCCGCTTTTTGGCGCGGAGGATTCGCCGCTGGTTTTGGTGGCGTCGAATGGGGTGCGGCTGACGTTTGCGGCGGCGGCGATTGCGCAAATGCCGGATCTTTCCCTGGGCGTACGCGGGCCGGGGGTGGGAGCGGTGACGTTCCTGGCGCTGGGGGCGCGGGCGTTGCCGATCACGGCGGCGAACCGGTTGGTGGCGATTGATACGGTCGCGGCGCCGATATTTCCCACGGTTACGCCGCAACTCGCGGATGATTATGAAATCGTCTGGGGAGATACGCCGCCGTGGCTGGAGTTGCGGGCGCGCGATGGCGTGGAGGTGAAGTTTGCGATCAAGTGGCGACCGGTGTTTTCGGCGGCGAATGCGTTGCTGGACATGACGCTCGTCTCGCTGGCGGTGACGGCGCGCTTCACACCGGCGTCTCCTGATGGTCCGGCCGAGGCGGATGTTTTCTCGGCGCTGCAGGCGCAGGGGGCACTCCCCGGGCGGTTGCTGTCGAACCTGGCGAGTGGGCTGGTCATCGCGGGTGAGCATTTGTGGCTGCACCTGCCGCTGGCGCAATTGAGCGCGGGTGCGCTGACGTTTGATGCGACGCATTCGCGCGTGGGCGAACTGGTGTTCACCGCGATGCGGGCGGGGCTGGAGGCGGAGGAGGGTCTTTCGGGACTGGCGATGCTTTCGGAGGGGGAGCCGGTATGAATGCGACGCCATCGGCGGCCTCTTGTGCCTTGACCGAAGTTTCGGCCAAGGCACCCGGACCACAAGTTGTCCGGGCTACCCGGAATTGTGCGCCTCGGTGCTTGAAGGCGGGCGCGATTTTTGGAGGGACGGGCTCCTGCCCGTCCGTAAGCGGTCATCACAAAGCGCGGACGGGCGGGAGCCCGTCCCTCCAAGGAAATAACCTTTAATTTTCTATGAGAGTTTCAATTAACAACGTCTGGCTGACGAATGATGGCATGACTGACTTGCAGTCGTGGACGGATGCGCATGATGTGCTGATCAATGGGCAGCAGGTGGTGCAGGATGCGCAGTTTCTGCGGGCGGTGGCGGCGATGCCGCTGGCGCGTGGGAACGCGGTGAATGTGCTGCAGTTTTCCGTGACGCGGCAGCATTCCTCCGTGGCGGATGCGGCGGCTTATGTGCTGACGGCGTTTGGCGCGTTTCCGTCGAGCGGCACGGCGCTGATTGTTTGCGGCGCGAGCGGTGAGAATGTGATCGCGTGCAGCTTCAGCGCGGTGCTGCAGGAGATGCCGCGGTGCACGTTTCGCGGGACGCGGTCGGACACGACGTTTGTTCTGCGCGGCGGGCTGATCACGACTTCGGCGCCGCTGGCGGCGAATGGGGTGGACGCGGGCGCGTTCGGCGAGGTCTATGCGTATCCGCAGGGCGGGACGATTGATGGGGGGAATTTGGCGGATGCGCTGGTGCCGGCGGGGATGAACCTGGATGGCGGGGTTTTTGCCTAGCGCGAAATGGGACGGATGGGACTCAGGAAATGCAGATGCGGAACCCTCAGTAGTCCCATCCGTCTCATCTGTCACATCGGTCCCATGACCACTGACAAAAACATTAACCAAGCGTCGCGTTGCGCGCGACGGAATCAACTATGTCTCAAAAAATACAAATTCGGCGCGGGGTTGAGGCGCAACGCGCGTCGATCACCCCGGATGCCGGGGAACTGCTTTTCACGATAGATAACAAACAGCTTTTCGTGGGCGATGGCGCGACAGCTGGCGGCCTCTTCGTTGGCGGCGGATCGGCCACGGGCTATGTGAAGAAGATCGCGGGCACGCAGGCGATTGCGGCGGGGGCGGATTCGGTCGCGGTGACGGGGCTGGGGCTCGCGTCGGCGCCTTCGCAGGTGCTGGTGACGGTGCGCAAGGCGACGGGTGGGCTGAATCTTTTTGCGTGTGTGCGCGGGGATTCGATCACGGCGGCGGGGTTCACGGCGGATTTGTCGGCGGCGACGGATGCCGGGACGTATGCGCTGGATTGGGTGGTGATTGTATGAGGCGCGGAAGAATGGGTAGCCCGCGACCTCCGGGCGCGGGGCGAGTTGACGTCCGGACATCAACGGGGGGTGCGAGCGCAACCGAGCCCGTCGCCCGGAGGTCGACGGCTACCACTGAGGCTGAACGGACGGGCAGGAGCCCGTCCCTCCAACGGGGTGATCATCCATGAGCAACTGGACGATTATTGACGCGGGCGGAACGGAGAAGTCCGTGGCGGACTGGGGCCTTGGTGCGGTCACGCGTGAACGGGTGAACCAGATGCCGGACCTTGTGACGTTTCGCGCGGAGAATGTGCCGAGCGATGCGGACCCGGTGTTTGCGTACGGCTCGACGATCCGGCTTTTGCGCGAGGGCGTGCCGTGGTTTTACGGGCGCGTGGTGCAGGTGCCGGGCCGCGCGAGCGGGAAACTGGAGGAGCAGCTTTATCGCGTGGCGGGGCCGTGGTGGTACCTGGAGAGTCTGGTTTTTCAGCAGACGTGGCAGGTGACCGACGGCACGGATGTGACGCTGACGCCGACGAACAAGAGCCGGCTGGTGCTGAGCCAGGCGCCGGATGGGACGAAGTTCGCCACGGGCGCGGCGATCGCGGAGGTGCTGGCATATGCGACGGCGCGGGGCGTGCCGATCACGGTGGGGACGATCACGCCGAACGTGACCGTGCCGTATGCGGAGGCGCTGGATCGCTCGTGCGCGGAGGTGATCCGCAATTTCCTGCGCTGGACGCCGGACGCGATGGCGGCTTTCGATTACACGACGACGCCTTATCCGACGCTGTCGATTCGTTTGCGCGCGGATGCTCCGGTGATTTCGTTGCCGGCTTATGGCGCTCCGGTTTCGGCGTTGGAACTGACGCCGCGGCATGACCTGCAGGTGCCGGCGGTGGTGCTGAAATTCGAGCAGACGAATGACATCGACGGGGACACGTTCACGTCGCTGATCGTGCAGTCGGCGCCGCCGACGGCGACGGGCGATGAGTTCGGCGCGCTGGTGATGACGTTCGATTTGTCGGGCGCGCGGGCGACGTATCATCACCAGCCGGTGGTGACGACGCCGATTCCGACGAGCGAGGGTTCGAGCGCGATTACCTGGTGGCAGACGAAATTTGCGTGGCTGAATGATTTTGATGCGGGCGACTTGAGCATCGTCTCGGGGACGCAGTCGGTGGCGATTGATAATCCGGCCGCGTTTCCGGACCTGACGGTGGATGAGGTGCCGAACGAGTTGCTGCACGGGTCGGTGTCGGCGTGGATGAACTTGAACGCGGCACCGCTGATGGTGAAGGCGACGATTGAGTTTTCCGGCACGGCGACGGATGAGTCGGGCGAGGTGTTCGACGCGAACAATCAGCGCGTTGTCTACACGCGCGTGATGGGCACGAACGCGGAGACGGGGACGTATTCGCGGCTGACGTCGGAAACCGAGGCGGAGCCGGTGCCGGAGGGGATGGCGGCGGCGATTTATGCGGCGACGAGCGTGCTGCAGTACGACGGGGTGCTGGAGCTGACGGAGCAGGAGTGTTCCGGCGCGGCGGTGCCCGGGCAGTTGCTGAATATCACCGGCGGGCGCGCGGATTGGGCGGGGATGCAGGCGCAGGTGCAGCGCGTGGAGGAGAACCTCGATCTCGGACAGACGAAGATCGTGGTTGGACCAGCGAAGCACTTGGGGCAGACGCAAATCACGGCGTGGCTGCGCGCGAACCGCGAGCGGCGGGTGTCGTTCCGGCTGAGCGAGCGCACGAGCGGCTCCGGCAGCGGGAACGCGGCGAAGGTGCAGGGCGGCGAGCATACGCCGAAGAGCGATTCGATTTTCCGGCCGTCGGCGGGCGGCGCGCCGTCGCTGAACAAGCCGTTCCAGTTGCTCGATGCCTCGAACGCGACCGGGTTGCAGGTGCAGGTGAATGCGAATTCATTCCTGCAGCAAAGTTTGACGCCGAACGATCTCGTTTCGATCACGGGCCTCGCCACGGTGATGGCGGCGCCGGTGGGCACGCAGATCTGGCTGGAGGTCGATTTTGACCCGGAGAGCGGGTCGGTGACGGGAGCGTTGATCGGCTCGGGCATGGGCGGCTGGACGGGCTTTCCAGCTCCGTTTGTTTACGCCGGCGATTATCCGGAGCAGGAATTGACGACGGCGTTCCTGTTGATCGGTTATATCGCCGCGGCTGATTCGGCGCTGGACGGCACGGTGATCAATGGCGGTCCTCCGGACGCGCCGGTGAGCGGCAAGATCATCCAGTGCGTGACGGCGGATGTGCTGCTGCAAAACGTGGTTTTCAACGGGCTGGCGGCGGTTTTTCCGTTTCCGCACCACGCCCCTTCCGTGTGA